TGGGATCTTCCAACAGGGAGCATCGTCATTATCAAGATCTAATGATTTACGATACTCATCCTCACCAAGTAAAACAACTGCTCTCTCAGCAGCATTCAAACTTTTGAAACAATCAAAGCAGTTCTTTCTAATCTCATCAGGGATTTCGTGTTTCATTGAATAGCAAGTGGTTGCAGTCGGTCAAGGATCTCACGATAGGCAGGGACGATATCTCCTTCATCTTTTCTGAATAGATCCTTATCGAATCGTTCATCACTACCAATCTTCCATAGTCTCATACTATCAGGACTGATCTCATCGGCAAGATACAAATCACCGTGAGCATCATAACCATACTCAACCTTAAAATCTACAAGATCAATACCTAAGATGTAGAACATCTGACGAAGGTAATCATTGACCCGTAATGTCATCTCAATGAAAGGGTCAGGATTGTATCCCATCAGACGCACACGATCTGGTGTCAGAAGAGGATCGTGCTTGCTATCATCCTTCAGAAAGAACTCAACAATCGGTTGCGGTAGTGGAGCACCTTCTACAAGAGTTGTCTCACGAACAATAGATCCAGCAGCACGATTACGACAGATGACTTCTAATGGAACGATACCTACCTTCTTACATACCATCTTATTTGCACCAACCATATTAATATAATGAGTTGGGATATTTTCTTTGGAAAGTTTTTCAAAGATGATGGATGAGATACTACAACACAGAGATCCTTTTCCTAAAGGATGATCTTCCTTCTCTCCGTTGCCAGCAGTCACTTTATCATGATACTCAATGATAACCTGCTGTGCGTCATCTCCTTGATAAACGGTTTTAACCTTACCTTCTATAATTACTTCCATTAATCCTCCTGCTTGTATGTAATAGTAATTTGTTTGTATACTTCATCTCTATTGTCACTGTTGTATACATTACAACGTTCGATCTTAGCATTTAAGATTTTCACTACATTATCGAGTTGTAAATTAACTACAAAATCTGTAAATACAGGAGTGATTCCTATTTTATTAGATCCTGGTGCGTTAAAATCGGTCATGCTTCAATACCTTTAGGGAAATTTTCAATCTCAGTCAATTCATAATCCCAATCTTCCATAACTGTGTTAGCAAGAAATCTATCAGAAAGCATTTCGAGTTCCTTCTCAGCATACTCTCTAGTTTCTGCCTCTAACCAAACATCAATCACCTTGCCAAGTCTAAGTTTCTTGATGTCCAACTCGGACAGTCTCTTACAGGCATCTCTCACAGCATTACCAGGAGAGTCATCCACCTGCGATCTCAAACGAACGAATACAAGTGCTTTAAACTTCATTATTATAATATGCGATAGTTGCGTGAAACTTATCTATGGGATCAATAGTCTCTCCCAATGCACTTCTTATTCTTACTTTCACTTCTTCATTACTAATCTCTTTCAAGATCTGTCGTAGTTCATCATCATCAAACTTGACGTAATAGTTATCACGATGCTTCATGCTTTCTCCCTCTCGTCAAGTGCTTCATTAATGATTTGCTTCAACTCGACACGTTCTTCTGGTGTAAATATTGTGCGAATTTTTACTGGCATAGGATCATAACTACTTGGGTTCTTTGATCTACCAGGTAAACTCATACCCTGTGTGTCAATTTTATCCATAAAAAAAGAGGGTTGTTTGACCCCCTTATTGTAGCATATAAATTGGTTAAAACCAAACTTTTTTCTGATGATGTTCAGGTACGATCCTACCAAGAACAATAGTTAGCAACCCATCCTCAAATTCAACTGATCTAACTTCCGTGTCCTCTGCCAATGTCCAAGATCTGGTGAAAGATCGTTGAGCCATTCCTCTGTGGACATAATTAGTTTCTGATTCGGTATCCTCTTTCTGTCCTTCGACAAAGAGTTTTCCGTCTTGTGTGTAGACATTTACTTCTTTCTTTTTAAATCCTGCAAGTGCAAGTTCTAGTCTTGATTCTACTGCGCTGACCGTGACTAGATTAAATGGTGGATAATTCTTCGTTGTTTCGTGGAGATTAAACAACCTATCGAAGTATTCATCCATTCCAATGCTATTCCTATTTATGCGTTCCATCAACGCAGGCAGGTCCGCAGCAGTATACCGTGCAAGGTTTCCCATGATTCTTATCTCCTTTAAAAGCGAGTTTGTGTTTTGTGGACCCCGAAGGCATCCGTAAGTATATATTAACACAAGACATAAAAAACGGGGTGTTGCACCCCGTAGTTTTTTATTCGGTTACTTCAACCTTTTTCTTCTTCGCACCAATATTGTACTTAGTTTCGAGAATCCAGTCTTGCTTGTCTTTGTAAGCAAGTACTTTAATCTGATTAAGCGGAGCGATATCTTGAATTTTAGAGACATCTACAATACCAATTAGACCCCAATCGGCAAGCAGTTGAGCAATACGATTTCGGCGTTGAACATCATTAACTGTAAGGTTAGCGTGTTTACCATCCAATGCAAACAATTCTTTAAAGTGAACAAGGAAGTATCTACCTTGTTTATGTAAAATGTGACAGGATTGATAGATTTTTTTCTCTTTCCTTGATGCCACTCCGATTCTAGTCAAAGTCTCACGCACTTTCAAAAAGTCATCGGGTTCATTAAGAACCACTTCAACCATTTGTTCAGGTGTCCACTTCACTTCGGGTTCTTGAACCACGCTCATTTTTTTCCTCCAGTATCAAATTTTGATTTAATAACGTTAAGTTGTTCTTCTGTGAGAATTTTCAAAGCTTGTTTTGCCTTTTCATTACTATAACCATAATAACGTTTGACATAATCAAGATCTTTGATCTTATCTTGTCGGAGCCAGGGAGAAAACCTCTTCTTTTTCCTCAAAGTATTTAGATAAAAATCATATTGAAGTTTCTTAGGAAGAAAATGATACTGGTTCATCTCATTAGCGAACATAATCGCATCGAGATGACCCGAAAAACAACGGTTGATAATATAAGGAGGATACTCCTTTTCAAGTGATGGGTCTTCATCAATCAAGTTGTCTTTAGTTTGATTAATCGAATTCAACCAGTCTTTCAGTTCCATAATTTATATGCTAAGGAAATTCTCATACCACCAAAGAATCGATCTGGTCCATTGGCGTAGTGTAGTATTCTACCAGGAAATAGAAGTGCTCTATTTGGTTTATATCCAACAACCTTAAATGGTTGTTTATCATTATCTAGAAAGATGAGTTCACCTTTCCACTCGGGTTTCCAAGTTGTATTTGAATAATAAAGAAAAGTAAAATCATTATCATCTATATGGGCAGATCCCGATTGTCCAGCAGTTTGCCCGTTTGCATAGATTCTTCCAGATGTATAGTCAACACCAAGTTTTTTCTTGATTATACTGTAAAGAAAACCACTAAAGTATTCTTCTTGATCTAGTGCCTCCATATGCCAGAAAGGACTAGTGTCTTCTCCACCAGTAAATGACCATTTAGGTCTAGTCAATAAATCAAAAATTTTATTGTGGATTTCCTCGGAAAAGAAATCATCAAAAACTTTAACCATTATGCAAAGTTGGTATTGATCAAAATTCTATTTGAATGTTTCATTGGATTATGACCTGTGTGGATATGTAACCCATCAAAAGAAATTAACCTATTCCCAACTGGTTCAATTTCTTTCATTACAGTAAGTTCTTGATTGATACCTTGTTCAGGATTCCATTTCTGATCATAAATTACTGTATTACCATCTGAATCATTCACATAAAAAATAGATGTTAAGTTAGGTTCATTAATATCTACGTGTGGTTCATAAAGAATAGACTCATTTGAATACACAGTCATATCCATCCTAGTTCTAACAATTCTCGCTTTTTTAAGAACCTTTTTTTGTTTTAGATACAAATCAATTAGAACATCAAATGTTTTTTTAACTTCAGTATCACGAAGTCCAAAATCATCATTATATGCTTTTATACAAAAATTGAATCCAAACTTATTGATACTGGGTTCTTTATTTGCAATACTAGTGATACTATTCTGAAAGTACCAGGGATGACTTGGACTACAAATACGATCCTTTATTTTTTGGTAGGTATTTTCTGGTAAGAAGTTATCAAAGATCTGTATTGAACTCATAATTAAAAAGTAAAAGTTCCTTACGATCTTTCTGTTCACGCATATACTCACCAACAGATCGCATAGTATATGTTAAATCAAATTCACCTGTTTGCCACCCATCAAATCTTTCTTTGATAAG